CTTCAAGATGGTATTAATTCTTATACAGTACCTTTTGATATGAAAAATATAGATGTTAAAAAATTCTTAAAAATACCTAAAAACTTTAAATTTACACCACCTAAAGATAGTTGAAGTGAATATTTAGATAACACACCTAGTACATATGACAAAGAAAAAAACGCTATGTATTTAGTAGAAGCACTTCCAATTTACCAAGAGGGTAAAAAAATAACTGATAGTCAATTAGGTTATGTTCCTTATGTTGGTGAACGTTGAGAAGTAGATAAAGAGCGTTTAGATGTACTTTTAGGTAATAATAGAACTCATCAAGTTTATGTTAAATTAGTAGATATAAAGTAGTTAATTTATTAGCTACTTTTTTTATTTTACTTAAAAGATTGCGTTATATAAAAATTTTTTGTATAATGTAAGTAGAGAAAAGAAGGTGTTAAGTATGAAATTACTTAGTTTAGACTTGTCTACAAAAAGTTCGGGATGAGCAATTTTTGAAAACGGATTATTAATTAAATCTGGATGTATTACATCTTCATCTTTAGATTTAATTAAAAGAATTAAGATAATGACGGCGGGAATTGAAAATATCGTTAAAGAAAATTGACCAATCGATAAGATAGTTGCTGAAGAAGTAAGACCAGAAGGCACTGGTTATGGCGTTGGAAATCAAAAGACACATAAAGCATTAATGTATCTTCAGGCGGCAATTGCTTTTATGTTATATGATAATTATAATAAAAAAGAAATGGAACTTATCTATCCTAGTTCATGGAGGGCGTCTATAGGAATCAAGACCGGCCGCGGCGTAAAAAGAACCTCTTTAAAAGAAAAAGATATTCAATTTGTAAAAGAAAATTATAATCTTGATGTTAATGATGATGAAGCAGATGCTATCTGTATTGGATACTCTTGTTCACATGATGTCGAGACTGAAATAAATTGGGAGTAAAATTTTTTCTCCGTACGATACTTTTTATCATAAAAGTATTTTTTTTACTCTACAAGCTAAATTTTAAGCACAAAAAAATAGCACAGGTATAAAAACCCGTGCTTTTTATTTTTATATTTTTTATAATTTAGTTTGTACTTGAGATGCTGATATACTCATAGTGCCACCAATAGTAAGTGGTAATGACATAGAGTCAATCATAAAATCTCCATGAATATCTGCATCATTTGAATTTACTGTAATTCTTGTATTTGGTTCCAAATGATAAACTGGTACTAATGAAATTGTAATACTTGAATTATATTTTGTATATTCTCATAATAAATTTTTAATTTCATTAAAACAACTATTTTGAATTCCACCAATTCCAATAGCATTAGCTAAAGACATATCAACTTGACAATAGTCTTGATTTCTAGCTTCACACTCTGCACGTTGTGCTTCCGCATATTCTCCTTCAGGAATGATAACTATATCTGGAACTTCAGATTCAAAAACACAATTAAAATCATTACTACTTTTAGCAAGACTTCTTCTACCAATATTATTTACACTAAATTCACTAATTGCAGCTTCACTATCTATAAAATCTAATCAATAATCTACATCTCAAGGGTTATTTAATATATCATCATAAAATGCACCAGTATAAATAACTTGTCCATTTGAATCTGTATAATAATCTGCTTGTAAATTATATAATTTAGGTCATTCTGCCTCTAATTCAGTATAATAATAATTTGTTTCTAATCCTAATGGTTGTGCAACAGCTCCAGATAAGTATAAATCAGATCTTCAATCTGTAGCTTGTACATGTACCATTGGCTCTTCTATATATCTAACATATTCTTTTTGTTTTTCGGCTAATTGTTTTTTAGTTTCCGCCAATGCACTTTGACAATCTTGAATAATTGCTTGAGCTTGTTCAATAGCAAGATTTGCGGAAGCAATTTTAGCTTCACATATGGCAACCTGTGTATTATACTCTTGTAAATATTGTTGTTCAATTGCCCCTTGTTCTGTTTGATATTGAACAATTTGTTCATCTAAATGCAAAGAATTTAATTCATCTTGCAATTTATTATATTCTTCAACTGCGCTTGCTAATGCTGCCATTGCTGCACTTTTTTTTGCTTGAGCTAAAGTTTCTTCACTATTAAGTTCAGCAAGCTTTGTTGCATCAGATGTTTGTGTTTTTTGAGTTTCTATTGTTTCAATTAATTTATTAAGATCTGTAATATTTTGTTCTTGTTTATTCTTTTCAATAGTTGCATTTGTTAATTCAGCTTGATAAGAATTAAATGTTTCATTACAATTATTAATTTTAGTATCATAACTTCCAATTTGAAGTAAATATAAATGATACGTATCTTTTAAATTATCTATAATTTTTTCCTGTTGAGAAATGATTTCTTTTTGAATTCTAATTTGATTTTCTTGCTCAACAATTATAGTTTGATAATTATTTTCAGCCGTTTTAATTTCTCTTGCAATCTGATTATAATGAGTACTACCTGGGCTTAATGTTCATATATATTTATTTTCAGTAGATAAATCTACATAAATAACTTCTGCTTGAGGATATGGAGTTTGCTGTGAGGCGCTCGTTCATTGCGGAAATGCTGCTGCACTTGAATATTCTTCATAAGCATATCCATCAACAGAAATATATTTTTGTTTTTCTCCATCTCATCTATATATTGCATTTGTGCTTTCATCTAAATAAAAAACCTCTTCTGCTCCAATATCTGGAAACAAAGCTCTATTTTGATATTTTAATGGACTTTTAGCTTTTCTTAACCCATCATCTGGGTCATTATAAAAAAATACATCATAGATTTTACCAATTTCAGGTTTGGTATCAATAGCCAAATGATAACGAATTGGTAATTTTAATCCAGAAGCATGCTCTCTTATTCCTCATACAACATAATCATTTTTTATTTTACTATATTGCGGATTATGTGAAAAACTTGTAATTAATTTACTATCACTGAAATCATAAACAGATTTTCCTTGAGCAATATCAATAATATAATCATCATTAGTCATGTTATCCAATTCTATTGTTGCTTGGGTTGTATTTAAATAATTTCTAATTTCTTTAAAAATAAAATGTCCATCTATATCATAATAATATTCAAAATTACCTAAATAATTTTTAATTTTATCTAAAATAGTACAAATACTATCTCCCGCATTTGCACTAAGATCTCCGTTTGCCCATACAAAATTTTCATAGGTAAAACCAATATCTTGTCCATAATTAAACATTTGAATAACCCCCTCTTTTTCTTTTGCTTTTGAAAAAGAAGTTGTTAAAAAATGTTCACTACCCTTGCTAACAAGATAAATTGGATTGTCTCCTAATCAACGAACCACCATTTTAATTTTATCAGGAATATCATTAATAACTATATTAGTTAAATCTTCTCCTCCAAGATGATTAACTAATTCTTTTATAATCATTGAAATAACAGGTTGTGTGGTAATTATACTTCCTGTTTTTTCATCAACAGTATCATATTTATCAAAAACAACAGATGAAGTAATTGTTCCGCCACACTCTCCATTTAATAAACACATTTTATCTTTTAGTTGAGCGGAAAGCGATGTTCCTTGATCAACTCCAGTTGTTACACTACATTGAGTAAAAACAAAAGTTCCTTGAGGATATCATAAAATTGGATATTCTGTATATTTATTTGTTGTATTTGTAATTCCTATTTCAACATAAACTTTTTTATTCATAGAAATTAAATTTCTAGTATCTGTTATTTTTCCTGTTGAAATATCTTGAACTGTCATATTTAAACTACAAGTTCTGCGGATGGCGGAATTACCATTTAACGAGATAGTTCCGCCAGTTGCAATACCTTGAATTTCTTGTAAAGGATTTTCTTTTCAATCTAATAAAGTTAATTTAACGAATTGATTTTGTAACTTTTGAGTATCTGCTAAATACATATAAGCAGTATCTTTTAAATAAGGATATTCTCTCTTCATACTATCCCTCCATTATTGGGAATGATAGTTTATCATACTCTCCAGTTACTTTATTTCATACATATAAATCTTGATTATCTGTATATAAACGATTTACAACACCAGTTAAGCCATCTAAATCAATAAACTCTTCATCCCATAATGGAACTGAAATAATCTTGTATTTTTGAGTTGACTCAACTCATACATAAATCTCATTGTTATAAATATATAATACTTTTTCTTGTCCTGGTTCAGGAAAGTCTTCAGGTTCATCAACAAAGACAACTCTTCTAATTGGGATCAATGTCTTATCTCCATCATCTTCAAGAACCTTATCTCCATATCTTCTTGTAAAGATACCATATTTTTCATAATTGTCAAGAGTACATTCATCTATTTCATAAGCAGTTGCTGTAAAACTCCATAATCTACGTCCTAATGTTTGATTTGGTTGATAATTAACATCCATTAATTTAATCAATATATTACCTTCGGTTGGACTACGGAATAATTTAACATCGTTTGATTCTAAGAATTTTTCAACTGCTTCTCTAAAGAATTTTTCTCATACCATATCTTGATAATCAACAACATAATTATCTCAATTATATTCTGCATAATTTGGTTGATAAACTTTGTAAATTTCTTCTTTGGTTGTAAATAGTCCCTCTTCGTCCATCTCAGCGGCAATCAATCCACCAATAGGAAATTGAATATAATTTACATCCCCATTTCTTTTAACAAATGGATATTTGCTTCCTATTGTATCTATTTTAGTTTCACTAATATTTCGTTTAAACGAAGATATACTTGGATTAAATTTAATTTTTAATTGTTTGTCTTTACACGTTAAGAACATATGATCAAAATTTATCATAATTGGTTCTCTAAACATTTTCATTGGAGCCCTAGCTCCTTGAGTATTAACGGCTTGAATTCCATATAAATAGAATACACCGCTTTCAATTGTATAATCATACCAAGTTACATCAATATAAGGCTCATGGTCAAAAGTAGCAATATACATATCTTCTCATCTAGCAAAATTATCTTGAGCACATGCTCTTCTAATAATAATTCTACCAGTATATTTACCATAAGACCTAGATCTATTAATGTGCATACCAATACGTCCATTTTCTTCATCTTTATATGCGGTAATCTGTAAATTTAAATCAGGCACCTCCGCAGATGATACTGTAAATTCATATTTATGAGTTTCAGTATATAAATTTTGAGTAACATAAGTTAATGTAAAATAATATTCATGATCTGCCTGAAATCAATAATTCATAGTGTAATCAATACTATTTACATCGCTAAAATTACTTGTATATATATCTCCGCTATCTAATAATAAATTATTATTACTATCATATGCTTTTATTCTATAATTTCTTAAAGTTTCAGTTTCATTTCTATTAGCAAATGTTAAATTACCAAGAACTTGAGTATTAATAATTGTATCTCAAATGTCTGTTGCTACGGCTTCACTAAAATCTTTTAAAGTTAAAGTTGGAACTGAGATACCACGAACTAAACAAACAATAGATCACTCACTAAAATAACGTAAATTTACACTTAATCAATGGCTAATTGATTGAATAGCATCTCCATTATGTAAATCAATACCTGCATTAGGATCTTCACCATCTGGTAATGTTGCTGAAGTGAATCTAATTTGTACTTTATAATATTGGTCTATTGTAAAATTATTTCCATTTAAATCTTCTGGTTTAATTTCAATAAAATATTTATCTTTTGTTCCAGCCTGTTCTCTTTCTGGATCTAGTTGTATTAATTTTAACATAACTTCACAAGGATATTTGATTTTATGTAAAACTGACTTGTTTGTCAATTGACTTCTTACAGTAACTTGAGCATTGGCTATTTCTGAAATAGAATTAAATTCAGATAAGGAAAAATATACTCTACAAATAAAATTACGTTCTGTTGTTCTTGGATTTACAGTTTTATAAGTAGTAGTAATTGTTTTAGATGTTGTCTCAGGTTTCTCTTCAAAAAATACGTTTTCAGTAACATTTTGGGTTGAAGACCCAGCCAATAAAGCTTCTAAATATGCTTTATAAGTAACAAATAATACACGCTCTCTTTCAATTAATTCTGGATCGCTAGGATCATCATATTGTGCTCTTAAATCAGCAAGAGCAGCTTGGTATTCATCATATAATTCTTGAACACCAGAAATACTTGAATTAATAATATAATTATTTACTGCAGTATTATATGCGTCTAGTGCGGCATATGAAACCTGTGTATAAGTAACTGTTGTATTTCCTGTTGTTACAGGCTGAATTAAAAAAGCGGGCATATAAGTATCCATCACTGGTGGATATAAATTATTAATTACTGCCATTTTAATCTCTCCTTTTCTCTCGTGCGGCCGCAGGTTCTTACTTGGATGTGACCTGGAGCTCCGCAATTTTATTCTTCTTCATGATTATTACTGTCTATAACATCATATAGATGTGCTGGTACAGTGACATTATGTTCTTTAGCTCATTTATTAAATTCATTAGTCATATATCAATCACCTTTTAATTTAATAAAATATTTCTCTGCAATTTTTAAAATTGTATCAACATTTTCAGGTTGATGTTCCATTATCATTAATAATTGAATTCTGACATTATCTTTTCTAGTTTCTTTAGATAATTCTAATATCTTGTCAATATTATGACTCAATTGATCAACTTTATTATTTGTATCTTGTTTCATTCTTATCATTTCATCTTTGGTTTTATGCATTGCCTCAGTAAAATCCTTTCTGGCTTGTTGCTCATATTGGATTATCTCTTCATGTAAATATTGAGTCTGTTTATCAACATAAAAAGAAATAATTAATAAAATTAAACCTAATGCAGCAGAAACACTATAAGTTAATTCTGGGGAAGTATCGAATATTTTTGTAATACATGTTGCGCATACTCCAACAGCCGCGATAACTGCTGCAATTCTTCCTCAAACTTTTGAGATGTCGTTTCATACTGATTTTGGCTTAGTTTCTTTATCGTTCATATTCCATACCTCCATCTACCTATATATAAAATTTTGTATAAGAAAATTATTTATATTGGACCAAATAAAAAAAGATAGATAGTAAACACTATCTATCTTTAGGTATCATTGAAAAATAATAATAAACTTTATCTTCATGAGCATCTTCATCAGTAATGAAGTCTTTACTAAATCTAGCATACATTTCTATATTATCTTTAAAAATATCGTTGTAATCATTTCAAGCTGAATTCATTACAATCCAAAAATCAACAGGTCTAATATCTGCGAAGCCATAGTTATTTCTTACAGTTTCAGTATCTGTTAATTCTCATTTCATACCAAATGGTTTCATATGCTCGATTATATGTCTTGCTTTCTCCTCATTCAATACTTTTCCTTCAAGTATTTCATACATTTTTCTTTCAATTTCTTCTTCATATTCTTCATCCATAGATTCAAATATTTCACATAAAAAGTCAAGCAACTCTTCTTTTTTAGCTTCATTATCTGAACTCATAATTTTATTGATATAATGCTTAATTTCCATTATTACCCCTTTCCACTTTTTCAAGTATTTTATTCAATAGCTCATCTTGATAATTTAACTTTTTTTCCATATCATAGATAATGCTATCAAGTTTCAAATTTTGTTTTTGATTTTCTTCATAGTTATGAAGACTTAAGTATGCTAATAATGTAGCAATTAAATCAAGAGCATCAATCTCTTTATTCATTAAATAGTTGTATCTGCGGCAACAGCTGCTCTAGGATTTACACAGCTAGTCACTACAAATTGTCCATCTGGATAATTATCATTTTGATTTCCATACATAATTGGATATCTAACTCTAGTATTTAATTGATTAGCATACATTGTATTACCAGCTTTACATAATACTGGGATATCTGCAACAGCAGTTCTTATGAATACAGGTAAATTTGCTGTAGCTGCCGCGCTATTACAAATTACTAATCCATAAGTATTAGTATTTACTATATTTTTTACACTTCTATTTGGAATTAAAATTACTTCATCTGTTGTTGTTTCAACATTTGAACAAAAAATAGTGTTATTCATTTATTCAATCTCCTTTCCATATATAAAAAATGCGGAAGCCGGTCACCCGCTCTCCCGCATGTCTGTCAACTTGCGTTAGCAAGGAATTACAAAATTAAATTAGTATAAAGAATTGCATCCACAACCATAATTACTATAGCAAGGTGGGTTTAATACGTATCTACCTTGTAAATTTAAAATTGTGTCTGTTGAGTTTTGTACAGCAGCTGTTAAAGCAGCAGTTTGGTTAGCATTAGATAAAGCATCTCTAGTTGTTTGAAGTTTATCACTTAATTCTCTAATATAGTTATCTTGGATCATAGCTCTTGTAGCTGAGTTTTCAGTAGTTACTAAGTTACCGATTGCCGCAATACTATTAGAAATTTGTTGTTGAATATCTTTCATAGCAACTAAATTATTATAATTGCTTGTTAATACAGTATCAGTTAATGCACATTGTCCATTAGCTAAACCTCTGATAGCAGCATCTTGGCTTTGGAAATATAAACTATTTTGTAAATCACTTTGTCCTAAAGCAGATGCAGCTCCATTATTCCAGAAACCACCATTTCCGCCAAATAATAAGATGAAAATAATGATTAATGAAAAGATACCCATTGAACCACCAAATAATCCACCGTCGTTGTTTCTGGTTAAAGCTAGAACATCAGCAGCTGACATTCCTGTTGAATCGTTCATTTTTCTTTTCTCCCCTTTCCTAAAATATTATAATAAAAAGGCATAGAACTACCTTTTATTACCATTAATTAAATTAATCATTTGTGCAAATTGTTCTTTTGATATACCATTTTGATTACACATTTGCGCAATTGCTTCCGCCTGTTGTTGATCCGTTTTTCCATTTAATTGATTAAAAACCTGTAACTGTTGCGGATTTAACAGGCTTAATAGTGCTTGTTGTGGTTGATTTGACATCATCACTTGTGACAGTAGTGATTGTAGATTGACCATTTACCCTCTCCTCCAATTCTTTTATTTTATTTTCTAATTCTTCAATTTTTATGTCTTTTTCATCTTTAGGAATTATAATTTCATAATTCTTAGAAATTGTTCCATCTAATTCTTTAACACATATTTTATGATTTGTTTCGTCGATAAATAATGTTTTTTTAGTTATAATAACATTCTTTATATCTTCTTCTGGTTTTAAATATCTTACTTCAGTATCAGAGGAATTAGATGTATTAATGATATTTTGAATTGGAGTGGTTTGATTAGCCATACCTTGATATTGATTTATCATATTTTCAATATTTTCTTTTTGTCTATAAAGTTGTGTCATCATACCACCATAATTATTATAAGGCATTCTATCCCTTCCTTTCTTTAATACAACAAAAAAGCCGCGCAATAGGAAACGAATTATCTCCTATTACGCGGCTAAAATTGTCGTAATAATAATTTCATTCAATCCATTTCCTTTTTATAATTCTAATAAAGATGATATACAATAACATTGTATCTTCATCCTTACATACATATTTAATTTTTATCTCAAATCAATTATACTCTTTGTCCCAAAATTTTTCAAAAATTTTTATATTCTAAATATTTGTGTAATAAATTGCAAATCCACTATAATAACCAGTTGAAGGACTCACTGCTCATTTTTTTATAGCAGTACGTCCTACACTTCCATTTTGTAATCCTATATAACCATTGCTAGTAACAAAACCATTACTATCTTTTGTACCAGCTCCAGCTAAAATTCCATCTGCAGTATCATTTGAACTAGTAACGTTATAACAATAACCTAAACAACCATTGGTCGACGAATCAATATAAAATGGTAAATTTTTCATGGCTGCATGACCTGTACCAACAACTGTTAATATTTTTCCTCTAAAATATCAATAAAGATACACTAAATTACCAATTCTCATTCAAAAACCTCATAATGATTCAGCTGAATAAGTACAATTCTCAAGAGTTGGTGTTCAAGAACCATATTGACATGTAACCCCATTTAATGTTTGTGTAGGAATAAATGGTTGATAAGTTTCTATAGTTTTTGAAACCATTATTTTAAAATATGCATCAACAGTTATACCAGATTGAACTGTTATTCTTAAATAACGCGCATCAGCTGAAAGGTCCCCCGGACTTACATTAGCTAAACTATTACTTCATAAACCAACACTGGTTGCAGGATAATAACCCCTTAAACTTGTTTCAATTCCTGTATATGTACCGCTAATATCGGTAATGGTTTTATAATAAGGCCCATCTGCCTGATAGATTCGTTGTTGTAATGGAATGTCAATAGCTGCAGTACCAGTTGAAGTTCCTCAAACGTGAATTTTATGTGTTGTTGAATCTATTTGTACATTAATTCCATTATTTGTTCGTTTATAAGAATCTTCATATAAACATAATATATTTTTAGATTCTAAGGTTCCTACAGTTAAATTTTTATTTCCAATATTTTTTTCATCTAATAATCCTTGATATGATACATAATTAGTTTTAGTTAATCCTCTTTCTAATTGAATTTCTTCAATTAACACATTTGATACCGTTTGATTGTTTTGAAACGCAATACATAAATATGAATCATTTTCAATAGTAAAAGAATAACTTGTTTGTGTTCCATCATTTACAATTTGTTTTAAAATATTCCCTGAAACATATTCTTTTGAACTTCTTTCTTGTATATATAAATATATGTTTTGACTATTTCTTTGCTTATAAGAAAAAGTATAACTTTCTCCTGCCTTTACAGGAATAAATCAATTTACTCCACCATTAAATACAGTAGTTGATGAATAGTAATGTGTTTTACCTGTACCAGCCCATGTTCCTCCACTTACAAGATTAGAAGGAGAATCACTATTTAATAAATTTTTTGTATTTATACTATCAACTACAATATTACCCATTCCATTTGTTCCATTTAAATATTTTTGTACACATAAAGCACTAGGATATTGCATATCAGTATTAGAATCACTTAAAGTATCTACTTTATTATCAATAACTTCAGCTGAAAATGCTAATTTATTTTTTAAATTTTGTTGATAAAGAACTGATACAACACAAGGCATGGTATTAGTACCAATTAATTCTTCAGTACCATAATCAGCAACTCTATATTCACTTGATGTATCAGATAAATTATGAACTACAGTATCTGTACCATAATAAATGTAATTACTATCATACATATAAGGCACTTCTAATGCTTGAACAGTAGCAAGATTAGCCGCACTATATGCAATTCTAGTTGTTCTTTCATATCATTTATTTGCTACAAAATCTATTTCATCATAATATTCAGTAGTATTATCTAAATTAACTAAACCATATTCTCTAATTAAAGTACCATTATCATCTGTATAAGGAATAACCATATCATAAGCATTATAGCTTTCATAAACCCCTTCATTAACACCTTCCCAAGTTAAATGACAACATAAATTTTCAATATCTGTTGTAGCCACGCATAAATATCCCTCATTTTCAATTAAATAATGAGATCTTGTTGTATTATTAACCATTCCACTTGGCATTCATTCAGATTCTGTAACCAAATCTAATACAGTGACGGTGCTAGAAGTCGTAGGTATAGTTGTAATATAACCAACTCTAACAATACTATTTTCAATACTATCCTCAATTGTGTAGGTTTCAGGAGTTGCTTTAAAATAAATTACATAACTTCCAGATGAAGCACTAATTGCACCATCACTTCCAATAGTATACCCAGTTAAAATTTGAGTACCTTCTTTGTTAAATTGATTTAATCCTATTGTATGCATGTAAGAAGGATAAGATGTAACAATAGCACCAATTTCCTCTGCCACATAAATTATTTGAATTAAATCATTAACATTAGGAGTCCCATTTGTAATAGTAATACCATAAGTAGATAATGTAATATTTTCTATAGTTGAGCTATCGGTAGACAAATCTCATTCATTTTTAGTATAAGTAATAGTAATTGTGTCTCCAACATTTTCGGTATCTGTTGTAGTAATTCCGTATCCAGACATATTGACTAATACGCTGCTTAAATATCAATCATTTGATATATAATCAATTGTAAAACTATCATCATTTGAAGGTGTTCCACTAATAGTAATTCCATACTGACTTAAAGTAACTTCATTTCCATCCAAATATCATTTAGAACTATTATAAGTAAATACATATTGTCTAGGGTTCTTACCAACTTTTGAAATAAAAGCTGATTCACTAAATGTTCCAATTAATGATTGACTATCGTCAACATCAATATCAGCTGCATAAGTAAATACATATGTACCAGGTGTTTGTTCAACCGCACCAGCAAATGTTATTTTATTTAATGTATTAATTAATTGAGAATTATAACTAATATCAGGAACGTATGTAAAATTATAAGTACCTGAATTACTTATTTGAGTTTTAAATGTTGATGTTGAAATATTAACTTCTTGTACTCCTGTTGTAGACAAATTATAAGTTAAACTTTCTTCAATAGTAGAAGATGTAGTTGTACCAATTAATTTTTTTAATGTTGCATATCCATCTGTAATGTCCTCTTCTCCACCAGAAGTACGAAATTGCCAGGTATCTGTATCTTCTATACCTTCATCAAATGTTAAATTATCTGCTAAACCAACAGTTACTCCAGGATAGTTACCATCTGGATTAATCTCAGGATAAACTTGATGTGTTTTTGCAGCATCTTGATAAAATTTTATTTCTGCCATTTCTATTTCTCTCCTTTCATATCTTAATTAATAGAATAGAATAAACCAGTTGTAATTTGCTCACCGTCAATCATTCCAACACCACGTGTTTTTCCCGATTCTCTTTGATAAGTATATCCAACAGTATGCATTTCTACATTACCAGTATTTTCTACTCCAATTAAATTATAATTTGTATCTGTCGTAGATATAGAAACAGCAACTATATCTGCTATAAAATCATTAAACATTGTATCAATTTGAGTTTTATTATAAAATCCACTCAAATCATCTCCTAATTTTTCCCAACCATTATTTATATAAAAGTATTCATCAAACCTTTTAATTTCAGTTGGATTAGAAGTGTCCATAACATAAAATGTATCATTACTAATATCAGTAGTAGGTAATACATTTACATATTGAAATTTAACAGATCCCATTTCTCCTTTAGGACCGCGGATATTAACTGTTTGTGGATTTGGTAATCCTTTATCATTGGTCCAAGAAATATTTCCTGTAACAGGATCTACTGAAGGAGTAAATACAGCTCCATTTTCACCATCAGTACCATCTATTGCAAAATAAGAAATAGAATAACTAACCATTGAAGTTTCATCATTATATAATAAGGTAACTCTTGTCCATAAATATTGTCCTTGTTGAACAGTAGGAAATGAAGTTGTTCACGTTCCACTTGGAATTACAGTTGCACTTTGTGAAGCTTGATATTCAATAACTTGATTATAAATACCTCTACCATCTTCACCTCTTGCATATACTTCAACATCAATAACATCATCTGACGCAAGCATATTACCCATTGAAGACATTCCTGCCATATTATTCTCCTCCTTCCTGAGACGAAGCGGCCTCTGGATATAATACTAATATTTTTGGTCCATCATTATCGTATCCAACCAAGGTCGTATTTCCATTTAATTCAATTTCGTATCAATAATTCTTAGGAGTTCCTGCCAAAGGCTCTCCAATTTTCATCTCTGTTGAGGTAAATTCTAAATCAACGAAATTAACATTCTCAGTTATATCAAAACGTTTTTGTAAAACGATTTGTCTTAAATCATTTTCTTTACATAAGTAAAATGTAACATAATCATTAATTCTAAAATTATCACTATTATTTACTAAATGAAGAGTCATTTTATCTCCTCTATTTACATAAATAGTTTTATTTTTTACTTTATACATATCCTCTACCTCCTTTAAGCTATATCATAATATAAGCCTAGTGTAACCTCTCTATTATCTACATACAAAGATCCACCAGCTTCAGAAGTAGATGTTTGATATTTCAATCCAGTGTATGTATTTGAAATTCTTGTATTATAAATTTGTGAACCTTGAGTTGCAACTGTTTCTTTTACACCAGTTAAATAATAAGTTTGTTGAGCACCAGCTAATTCAGTTGATACAGCACCAGGTTGTGGCGCATATAATGTAACAGCATTTCCATTTCCAATTTGAATTGTACCAACAGTAGCTCCACTTTGTTGGACTGGTGTAACAACTATATCACTAGAAACTAATAAACCTTTTCCTGTAATGACATTTTCTAATGTACCCCTACCTATTGCACCGTCATTATTAAGATTATTTTGGTATTGTTCATAAGTACGTGTAGGAAATACTAAAAACCCATTATCATTTACATTTGTTCCTTTTCCTGTCGATACTTTACTTACACCACCTTTGCTATTTGTTGCATAATCAGTATTTGTTACATAATTAGTTAATGCAGAACTATCAATTTTATTATTTCAAGTATATTTTTCACCAGTTGTAACTAATGATACATCGGTACCACCGCTTGCAGCAGTTTTACTTTCATAAGTTGTATCTTGTGCAGGAATACCTAATGCGGTAATATCTGCTTTTTCAACTGCAGTGGCACTTGCAACATGCCCTTCAGTTGTAGTTGCAATTTTATATAAACCACTTGTTTTAGCAGTTGTTAATCTATTTGAATCAGTAGCATGATCATAAGCTGTTTTACCACGATCTCCGCGATAAGCGGTTGAACTTGTTTCACCAAGAGCTAAAGTTTCACTAATAACTACATAAGCAGTTCCACCTCATCTATAAGTTTTATCAGTAACTAAATCAACATAAATCTTTCCAGTTTCACCTGTAATTTCAGTAGTATGAGTGCTTTCTTTATAAAATTTATTATTATAATAATATCCTTCAATAATATCATCTACATAACTTGGTAATTGTGAGCTTGGTACTTTACCAGTTAAATCTAATTCAGCAAGACCATTTGCCGCACCTTTTAGCGTACCATCCAATTTTCCACTCAAACCGCTATAAACGGCTCCTGAAATAATTAAATTAGTACTTTCAGCAACTCCACCACTAGTTGTATCAATAGACTTAGTGTTTAATGCGGCAGTACCATTTCCAATTAATACTTGACCAGTTGGAAATGTTGCCACTCCAGTGCCACCTCTAACAACTCCAAGTGTTCCAGATGTAATATTATCTGTTGAAATATTATCCTTATAAGCAAGACTCTTTAATCCAGCAACCGCAACTTCTGCACTTGTACCATTAGTATTAACACTAATAGTTCCATCATTTGTTCCTGTTATAACACCTCGAACTCCCGCATTAGTAATAGTCATACCATTAACAGTAATTCCAGTTCCCGCCGCAAGATCTAAACCTTCAATTTGAACTCGATGTTCACTATCTTTATCTATATATAATTTTCCGGTATCTTGAACAAATACAATTTGTCCTTCTATTATATCAAGAGAGGATAATTCAGAATTATTAATTTTTCTAAATCTAACTTGTATCATTTTTCGCTATTCTCCTTTCTAAGATATATCATAATATAATCCAAGAGTAACAGGTCTGTCATCTACTAATAATGCACCACCATCTTCAGATGCTGATGTTTGATATTTAACACCAGTATATCTATTAGACATTCTAGTACTACATATTTGAGCATCTTCAGTAGCCACAGTATTCGTTACTCCAGTTAAATAATAAGTTTGATTAGGACTTGATAGATCAGTTGAAATGTGTCCAGAACCAATTAAAATTCATTGAGTCCCATCACTAACAAATGCATCACCAACTCTTGCTGCTTGACCTGAATACGTTCCTGCAGTAATTACAGTATAAGTCCATCCTTCATTAGAACTTGATGCGCTAGGTAATGTTGTAATAGTACCACCAGTACCCAATGAACCTTTAAAAATCATTGGTTCTGATAAATTGCTAATGGCAGTATCAACATAAGCTGTTGTTGCAACCTTAGTTGAACTATCGCCTTGAGACTGGGTAGTAGCAGTTACACCACTAGGAATAGCACCACTTAATATTGATGCAGGTACCGATGTAATGTTTGCAACTCCACTAGTTGCAACTGATGTTCCATTTACTGATACACCTGTAATAGTATTATTAATCTTATTTATTAAATCATCATATAAACCATCAATTGATTTATTATAATATTTAATATTCATATCCATATCTTCACTATTAGATATGTTATTTATTCCATCATATAATTCTATATTTATGTTTCCTAAATCTATTTCAGTTGGTGTTGCTAATACATAATATACTTCTGTGTTATGCGTTGATAACCAAGTTTTAAGTTCATTATTTGAGCTTGCTAAATTAGCATCAATTTGTATATAAAATGAATTTAGATAAGTTATACTATTATTAAATGATACTGCATTTCCAAAGTATTGATTTTGTGCATCACCAAAATAACTAAAATTATTACATAACAAATCTCCACCACTATATGTATTTTTTCTATTAACATTATGTGAACTACTCAAATTATTAACATATACATTAATTGTTTCATGTGCCTTATATCATGTTTCACTACCATCTAATACAACTTTGCCTATTCTTTTTGTTAATTTAGCATTACCATTCTTATTAATAACTATTTCGTCTTTGTAATCACCTATACCACATATTTCATTATTATTTAGTGGTATTGTAAATATGTTTTCTTTATATGCTTCGTATGTTGTTGCTGTTGAGCCTTCATTTAACATTATACTATTTACATCAACTGCACTAGAACCAGTAAAAGGAAAAGAAAATCTTAAATATCTAGCATTATTTGGTGTTGTAAATGTTCCTGCACTTCCGCCTATTGAAATATCTTGATATGTAGTTGTATTTAATGGTTGTTTATTACTATCATAATATTTTGTTCTTGGGCTTTGAGTCAATGTTTTATAATAAGACGTATTTGGTTGAATAAATATAAAGTCACTTGTTCTATAAGCATTATCAGAAGTCAATGTCCCATTTTCTTTTACATAACCTAATGAAATATTATCTTTATCAAATAAATTCTTCCCACATACTGTTGTATATATGTAATTACTGCCATATGGGACGTATGGTAATGGTGTGCCACCCTCATTTAATATTAAACCTAAATTTTGTATATTTACTTTAGTACCATTTTCTATTATTATAGATTGTCTTAAAATATTTCCATTTGTTGTATCTAGTACACCTGTTCTACTTTGATGAGATGAATTTATATCTTGTGTTAAAACTCTTACCCAACTTGTATTGTTATAAATCTCTAATCTTGTTCCTATACCACTAGGAAGCAATTGATTAGAACTATATGTATATGTACTACCATTATTTAATTCATCTAGACTTGTATTTAATGTAAATATAGTTCTTGCAGTAGCAGTACCAACAATGTTATATGTTCCATTACCATTATTTGTTAATGTTATTCCATTTGCTTCTTGACTTGTTATAGTAGCAGGTAATAAATTCCTATACCCTTTAACTGTTTTAACTTCTTGTGGATATGATGGATTTGGTGCTGGTTTTGTTCCTGTATATTTCTCGAATGTTTTTATTGTACTTCCTGTATTCATCATCGGATTTATTTGTGTATATGTTAAATTATATTGAAACCATAAATAGATATAGTAAACTTCTTTTGTTTCAGTTGGTGTATATGTTTTAGTTCCATTATCAGAATTAAGCATACTATCAATACTACTCGAATTACTATCATATAGTGTTATATAAGGATATGCACCCCCACTATTATTTGTTCTTGTATAACTTTGATTAGCAGTTAAAGTAATCGATGTTCTTAAAGGTATTTTTATTCCAAAATTTTGACTGTAATTATGAGTTAATGATGTCATAACACCATCTTTAAATGTAATACTTGCTGATGGTGATGTTCCAACTGTGTATGTTCCATCTTCTATATCAAATAACTGATAACCATTAGTTGTTTCCTGTGTACTTAATTTACTTGCCTTATATTCATATACGCCATGATAAGCATCCGTTATGTATAATGGATTTCCTGTCGTCTCACTTAAAGAGCCTCCATCAAAAAATTCAGTAGTTTCTTCGTCTAAACCAATTAAATTATTTTCATCTATATCAATATGATTTGTTCCAGTATAAGAATCTGCTCCAATTTCAATTCTATTTGAATTATCTTTATCAAAATAAAGTCTTTGAGTATCAGTTGTTACAATAAACTGACCCTCAACAATAGGAAGATCTGCCAATTGTGACTGACTCACCCTATAAGGTTTAAACTTTGCCATAAAATCTTCCTCCTTTTATCTCTGCGGCGGCCGCCGGTCCAAAGATCTCTAGACCTGGGTCCCGCATCTATTTTATTTTTTAAATACTTCCTCCACCGATAGTTTGCCATTCAAGAACACTATCAGCATATTTTTTAGCACCATAAATTGTATTAGAACTAGCTGTATCACTAGAACTACCAATTACAGCACTTTGTACAGCATTCGCGCTACCAGCTGCATCAAAGTCAGTGGTTGCCGCATAAGCCGCACTATCTAATCCGTAAACACTTACGGCTGTACTTCCAACTTTAATTGTACCATTAGTTGTACCAGTTGTAATATCTCCAGGTTGAACTGCTGTATCAGCTAATCCGCCTTGAGCACTTGTAGCATAATCGCTACTTGCAGTATAAGCTGCACTACCTAAACCATAAACTGAAACAGCGCTACCATCAACTTTAATAGTACCATTTGAAGTTCCTGTTGTTACACTTTGAACTGCGCTATCCGCCTTAGCTCCTTGAGCTGCAGTTGCATAAGCATCTGTATTTGTATAAGCTGCAGAACCAAGTCCTTTAACGCTTACTGCAGTATAATTTGTACCATCAACAGTATATTTAATTTCACCATTATTGGCGCCTTGAGCAATTCCTTGAACTGCACTATCTGCTTTACCTAAACTAGCAGTTACTGCATCAGCTAATTTAGCACTTGTAACAGCTTTTGCACCCAACTTATCAGTAGTTACCGCACCATCTGTTAATTCAGTTGTTCCAATGCTTCCCGCAACAATTGTAGCACTAATAACATTACTATTACTAATTGCTAATTGAACTTGAGTTGCGTTTGGTTCAGCAGTATAAATATCTACTAAATCTTTAACCCCAATATAAATTGTATCACTAGTTGCATTAGCAATAACTAATTTAATATATTTTCCAGCATCTGCCGCACTTGGTGTTCCTGTTGGTTTAATTTTACTTGTTACATCTGTGCTACCATCCCATAATTTATCATCATGGTATGTAATATCAACAACAGAACCACTTGATACCACCATATCTTTAGGAATATCAATATTAGCATTTAACCCTGTTTCAGATTGAACAATATTATATCTTTTTGAATAAGGGTCGCTTGAACCACCACTTGTTTCAGTTACAGTAACAGTATAATTAGTTGCCGCAGGCACACTTACATAAAGACCTTCTTCACCAGAGTCAGTTTGTAAAGTAATATTGTTACCAGTTTTTGCAGAAATTTTTACACCAACTTGATTATTATTTGTAACAACAATTGAATTATCCTTAGCAACAACTTCAGTTAAGAAATTACCATCTTTGTTAGATAACTCAATTTCACCTAAATAAAATTTTTCAGTATCTGTTATATAATAGAAATAATCACTATTTTTTGTTAATTGACTATATTGATCTGCAGTACACTTATAAAATTTTATCATAATTCTTCCTTCCTTTCTAACCCTAAGCTAAGTCTTCCCATGAGGCCCCGCCCACGCAATCATAACTATGAGTTAATTCATTTCAACGATATATGGCAGTGTCTTCGACATATAAGGTTTCATTTTCACCTGTAACTGGAAGTCCACTGTCAGAGAATACTAAATTGGATCTTTGTCCGGTCATTTGTGTCCATAAACCATTGTAATAATTTCATAAAGCATTTTCTTTTCTAACGTAATAAAAACCGTCGATTGGAGAAGAAAGACTTTGTCGAGTATTTTCATCTACAATAGTCATAATGGCAGCATATGTTGTTCTTTTAACATCTGTATCTAAGTATATTACTCTATCATCCGTTGTAAATATTAATTGACCTGGTTTAAGACCGATTTTATCTAGCTTGTCGGATGTAGTGGCAATAAATTTCATTATTATTTTATTATTAGCCATATTCGTATCCTCCTTCTGAATATATACTAAAAATAGCATAATCTTATTTTTCGCTTTTGACCATAATAAAACAAATAAAAAAAAGATTAGTTTATACAAAACTAATCTTCTTTTATTTCCTCTACAGGAATTTCTTCTTGAACAGGTTGTTCTTCAACATTAACTTCAACTTCAGGTTGAATTTCTTCAGCTTCATCTCTTTCAATTAATTCTTCTTCCATATCAACTTCTGGTAATCCAGCTACTGAAGTTAAAATAGATAAAATAGCTGCTAATGCACTTGTTCCAAGTACTGTTAACCAACTAACTTCATTAATTGCTACACCAGCTGGAATCATAGCTAAAGCTGTTTGCGCAAAAGTCTTAAGAGCTCTAACCAATGCACGTCTTAACCATACTTTAAAATTTGTTCTCATACTATTCTTTTTCCTCCTCTTTTTCTTCGACTATTTCAGTCTCTTCTTCTTGTTCTTTCCCTTCTTTTTTAGCCTCTTCACAGAATTCTTTATATTCTGCTTCAACTTGTTTATTATATAAATTTTCAATATCTTTAAAAATAGACTTTAATACATAATAAATTTCTCCGACTTGTAATCCAGACATATTAATATCTCTAATTATTGAAGAATTAAAATTGTCTATTTTTAAAGATGGCTTTCTAATATCCTCTTCCATTATTATTCCTTTTACCTCCTTTTAATGAGATTCTTTTGCAACAAGAACTCCATATTTAAATCTCATAATATAATAACTATATTCAGACTGGTCTCAAGCTTGAATATAAAATGTAGTTGATGGACCAACGGCCTCTCCATCCATTTGTAACTTTCCACATTCTCCTATTCCATGACCATGTAAAGCAATACCAAAACTTCCTACGTTTAATCCTGAAACATATGGATGATCTGTATATTCTCCTAAAGATAAAGTTCCACCTCCAGACGTTTTTGCAATTAAACGACCAGAAGTATTAACTTCAAAACGAGATCCAAGTTTAAAACTTCCACCAGTAATAGTAATATTTGATGCAGTTACTGCCCCACCTTTTGTAACCCTAAAAGGACATCCACTATAATCACTATGAGAATTTCCTCCTGCTGCAAAAACGTAGGTAGTATTGCTTGATGGAGCTTGAACGACTGCAACACCAGTATTTGAATCACCAGCATAGATCTTTCCAGATGTAATAGTTCATCCACCAATTTTACCACTATCCGCGGTAATTTTACCGTCTATATTTGCATTACTTGCATACAATGCTCCAGCACTAGTTACTTCAAACTTAGCATGGTAATCTGTACTCGACGACGTTCCATAATTATTTCTTGAACCTAATCCAATACCAGTTGTACCAATATAAACACCGGATTCATTATTATCTCCAATTCCAGTCTTTGTATTATACAATGCAGTGTTTCCAATTGTTCAACCATTAGAACCATTACCAATATAGCCAGATTTAGCTGTCATTAATCCAGCTGTAGTTACGCTAAAATTACTTCCAATACTAAAGCTTCCCCCTGTAACAGTAATATTAGATGTTGTAACCGCCCCACTAGTTGTTACTTCAAAAGGGCTATGTCCAGAACTATAAGCCCCAAAAGCAATTCCATCAGTACCAATATAAAATCCTGAATTAGTAGAATTAAAAGTAGTTTTTGAACCAGAATGAATATTACTTTCATTTCCATTAGTTCCTATTGTAATTTTATTAGAACCATTACCAAATGTTCCACTAGTTGCATTAATAGCACCACTAATTGTAGCACTTTTTGCAGTTAAAGCTCCTGCAGTTGTTACCTGAAAAGCACTTGTTCCATCCGCAACCGCACCTAACGCAATTCCATTTGTTCCTATATAAAAACCTGACGCATTAGTATTAAAATTAGATTTACCATAATAAATAGCACTATTTGAAGTATTATTTGTTCCTATTGTAATTTTATTTGTGCCATTACCAAAAGTTCCACTAGTCGCATTAACAGTACCAGTAATTGAAGCTTCAGTTGCTGTCAACGCTCCAGTATTAGATACTTTAAATGTATTATTAATATTAAGTGAACCACCAGTAATTGTAATATTTGATGCAGTTACAGCTCCTGCTGAAGAAACTTTAAATTTATCAGCTAAACTTAAACCCGATGTTCCAAAATATAATCCATTAGCATTTCCATAATTCTGATTACCATATCAAATGCTAGTATCAGTAATATTTCAAGGTCCAATTTTACTACCGGCCTTTGCAGTTAATGTACCTTCAATAGTAGCCTTAGTAGCGGTTATTTCTCCGCCATAATTAACTCTAAATGGTGCATTTGCACTTGTAGAATCTCCAGCTCAAAAAGCTATTTTACTATTTTGTTGAGCTGTTGTATTGCCACTATTATCTGAACTAATTCCAACCTTTCCTTTATATAATTTAGTTGGATTAATTGTTCAACCTGCAATAGAACCAGATGTTGAAGTTAGCGCTCCTCCGTTAGTAACACTAAATGGAGCACTTTGAGTTGTAGAGCTATATCCAAGAGCAAATCCATTGCTACCAATATAAAAACCACTATTAGTTGAAGTAAAACTAGACTTACCGTTTGAATAAATAGTTCCATCTGTACCGTTCAACACAACTCCTTGTGAAGATAATAATTCTTTACCATTTGATGTAGAAAGCGTTCATCCAGCTATATTTCCTCCACCTTTTGCGGTAATATTTCCATTTAAATCTACTTTAAATTTTCCACTACCAAATCTAATTTCAGGTTTGGCTAAATCAATAATCATTCCTGAACCTTTTTCATTACTGCTTGTATAATTAATTGGTAAACCAACATTATCATCATCAGTGTGATAACTTTTTCAAAAATTATTACTATAAAGCAAAGCATTATTTGTTTGCGGATCTATAATAATTTGTCCACTATTTCCGCCTTTACCAAAAATAGCAGAACCATTTTTACTATTTAAAAATAAACTTCTAACTCCCTTATGATATCCTATTAATCCCACATCTTGTGCGGTTCTTCCTCTTTCCCGAACAGCACCCATATAAACACCAGTAAAAGTTCCATCAGATTCCTTTAAGCCTGCCCCTGCTTGTGGGGTTAAAATTCTACCAGCATCATTATCTATTGTAATTGAATTTCCATCTCAACTTTCAATTCCTGCCAAGCCATGTCTATTTAAATAAAAATGAACAGGAATATAAATCTTTGCAATTTCTGTATTATTTTTATCTTTAATTTTAACTTCTATTGCGTCGGTTAAGCATTCTCCATTATAATCATCCTTTGGAAAGTAAATTTTTGAATTTCCTGCTGAACTATCTTTAGCAATTAAATGTTTATCAGCAATTCAAGAATTCCCGCTTCTAATCCTACCATAAGTAAGTCATGAATAACTTACTCTATAATCATTAGATACGGTAGAAACGTCTTCTGTAAAACCATTTATAACTCTTGTTACTTGTAATGTAAATGGTTCTGCATCATCATACACAGGATTGCGACCATCGCTTGAATAACATACATATCTAAATCCAGTATTTTTAATTAATTTAACCCCATAGTTAGCAGACGTTTCCGCAGTAATCATTGGTATTGTACAATAATAATTAATTCCTTGATAAGTTACAATTCCTTGAATAATATTTGCAGGCTGATCAGTTTTATATCCAGCATAACTAAATTCATATTTATTATCATTTGTTTTTGTAATTGTAATAGAAGAACTATCTTCTCTTGCGCTTGTTCCATCAAGATTATTATATTTATTTTTTAATACTCTTCATTCAACTGCAAAACTACCACTGCTATCAGTGCCGTCAAATATTTTTTGTCCATTTTCTCATAATTGAATTTTAAACCATTTTTTTGCAGTTGCTGCAGTATAATTTAAATTTCCATTTAAAATCATTGGATAATCATTAAAATTATTATTATTTGTATTTGGAACTATTTTACAAATGATATCACTACCATTTGTTCCTGGTTCACCTTGCTTCACAAATACAAAATTAGTTTTTGCTTCTAAAGTTAAATCTTTATATTTAACCGTTAATTTAATATCATTATTTGTTTTATTAATATTATATTCATCCGCAATTCCATAATTTAAAGTTAAATTATTAGAACTTTCCCCAACTAACAATGTATTTTCTGTTGGAACCTCTCACTGAACATCACATTCTTCTAAAACAATATCACTTAAAAGATAACCTAAATTATCTGTAATTGTAAATGTTAATGGTTCAATAGTAATTGGTCTTTCTAATGAACTATTAACAGGAGAAACTCCTAAGTCATCATAAGTAAATACTTGAGTTCCATTAATAATATTTAAAACATATTCGCCTTCAGTCAATAGTCTATTATGAAGTGTAATTGCGGCGGTACCTACAACTAAATCTTGTTTTTTAACTAAACATTTAAAAGTTGTATAATTAGTAACCTGACGCATATCTATATTAATAAGTTTATTTTTTTCAACTCTTTGAATATCATCATATTTATCTATAATTACTTGAAGCGCGTCCAAATCTGCTTGAACAGCCGCAGGCATTATTTCTTCAGTTGCAATCTTTGCTTGTATTAAGTCACGATCTGCAATTGCTTCATTATATTCAATATTTTCATCATAAGTTTCTGATAATTCAGTTACTGTACCATTAACATCAACCATACTTCATGAATAAGTATAATCTTCTAAATTTTCTTCTTTATCAACATAACAAGTTAATGTTGGTCTTCCATTATCAAAATAAAATTGAGCGCCTAGGTCACTTAAAATAGCAAGCTCTGCACCTTCCGCATAAACATATACTGAAATATCATTTTCTGCCAATATTTCACTATTTTTAACAGCTATACATTTTATATTAGTACATTCACTTACGCATTCAGCTTTTGTTATTGAATATTGAGTATTATTTGTAATCCACATTCTAGTTTCATCATCAACCTCAGTATATTCGTTAACACATTCTCAACCTTCACCTGCATAATTTACGTATTCAATACTATCAGTTTTAATATCTCCATTTTCTTTAAACCAATAATATTCTATTTCTGGATTGTCTATTACTTTATTAGCAATTTTTAAACTGCTTTCAATAGTAACCGTATCAGTTTCTAAACTAATATCATTAAAATAACCTTTATCCAATTTATTTAAAATTAAATTATAATCAGTACTTTCTGATAAGTCAATCAATCCATATAATTCCAAATCTTTAACCAATATATCATCATATTGCAAAGATGCATCATCTAAATTATATGGGAAATTTTTTGCAAATAAATAAATTCCTTTTACATCTACAAAATTCTCATTATTAATTTCAAATATTTCAACTTGTCTAGTAAAATCACTTTGACTATAAGGTGAACCAGACATTTTATTTATATCTAAAACATAATTTTTTTCAATTAATTCGCCTGTAATATTATCAGTAAATTCCATTTCAAAAACAAGTCCAAAATTACCTTTTTTTTGTTGCTCATCTGATAACATTGTTTTAAACTTACCACCGCATAAAATTAAATTAGTATCGGCAATAGATTCGGCAAATGTAATTACATCAAAATTAATATCATTAACGCCATCATCTTGTTCGCTGTTTTTTCTTTTATATAAATATCTTTTATCCTCTGCTTTATAAGAACACACTCCAAATTCCTGAGTTGCAGCAATCGCATTTCCGCCATTCATTTCATATCATTCATCTTCATCTAAAACCAATTTTTGTTCTGTTGTTTCTTTATCAACGGTATCAAGAATTATTTTAGTTTGATTAAAATCACCATTAGGAATTGTTACATATACTAGAGTTCCTTCAGAGTATTTAATATTTATATTACTAGAATAAACTTCAATATCGCTATCTTGATATCTAGCTCTATATTTACCAATAGCTTCATCTTCTAATGATAAAATAGTCGCTTGAATAGTTTTATCATATCCAGCTTTATTAACAGCATTATCTACCATTGTTTCAATAGCATCAAGAATTTGATTTTCATAATTAACACTACTCATTGAAACATCTCTCCTTTTTTCTCAATTTTTATTCTTCCTTTAAGAATTATTAAAAGTATCTTAATAAAATTATTTATATTAGACCAAATAAAAATAACTCCTTTCATTTTAGAAAGGAGTTATTTATCCGTTTTAAAAATTATCTATTAGTTCAAATCCGTTGACTTGCGGCATTAACTAAATTATTTAATGCTTCTTCAATTTCCGCTGCATTGCGTACATTAGGGAATGTAGCATCAATATGAACATCTTGTTCTAATAAAGCTGCTCCAGAACCATTATTTGTATAACCGGGTGCACTAGCATTACTTAATCTAGCTAACATTTCAGTTCCAAGTGTTCCTGAAAGATTTCTCATAATAGAAACTGCATTTAACATATTTTTAGTATCAGTTTGATTTAATACTAATTCTTTTTGATGCAATATTGCAAGTCTTCCATCATTATTTCAATCTCCTGTATAACCACCTGTTGCATAAGCTTTTAATCCTAATGTTTGAGTAGTTGTTCTTAGTGGAGATTGATAACTATTTGACGATCCGCCTACTGCACTAAGTACCGCGGAAGCACCTTTTGTTACTGCCTCTGCAACAGAAGAAAGAACACTTTTTTTACTTCAATTTGCCGTAACTGTTTCTGATTTTTTAGGAGTGTAAGTATAAGATGATGTACGTCCAACAGTCATTCCTAGTGAAGGAACTCCTCAACCATTAAATTGATAACCTGAACGACTTGCATATGGAAGTGTAACTGAACTACCTTCTGTAACTTTTTTAGTTTCTTTTTTTCCATCATAATTATAATCTAGTGTAATTGTATAAGTTGTTTTTGCTTTGGTTCCACCACCAGAAGTTTTTCCTCCAGATCCACTACTACTACTTCCACCACTAGAGGATTTACCACTTGAACTAGAACTACTAGAACTACTTGATGCAGTAGCTTTTGCAGTTGTCGTAGCAGCTGCCTTAGCACTTGCTTCTGCCGCAGCATTTTGAGAAGTTCTTAATTTTTCAGACGCTTCATAGGCTTTTTGTTGCATTTCAAGTTCTTTAGAATAATAATTATAAGCTTCTTCAGCCGCCTTCTTAGCAGCTTCCGCTTCTTTCTTATGAGCTTCAATTAAATTTAATACTTTTTTATAACAATTATCAACAGCAGTAAGTTCTTTCCCGTATTCATCAATTAATTTTTGATTATCCTCAACTAATTTTTCTGTTTTAACAATTGCTTCATCTGTACCCTTTTTAACCGTTTCAAGAGTAATTCCAGAAGATTTTTCAAGAGCAACAATATCTTTATCATATTGCTCTTCAGCATCTTTCATTTTTACTCAGCCATCGTAAACAGCTCCGGCAAAACCTCCAGTATTATCTTTATTTTCTCCAGAAAAAGATTGAACCATACGATCAACAGCCTCAGTAAATGGAACTTCCATTCCATCAATATTAGTTGATCATGATGTATTCATTTGCTGACCAGTAGTATCTACAGTTGTTTTTACTAAACCAAGCTGTTCTTTAACTGAAGTCATTCCACCCTTACCATCAGAACCACTTGCAAAATATTGAACCATTTCAGCAATACCGGTTTCTCATGTTGGAATTAAACTAGTTAAAATAATTTCTTCTTCCGCATCAGTATATTTTTTAAATATATTAACACCACTTATTTCATCTGAACCATTTAATAATCTATCTATATCAGTTAATGCAGATTCATGTAAATTATATCTCGCAACTTGAAAATCATATTCATTACGCTCCATTAATTCATTATATTGTTCTTGAATTAATTTTTCTCTTTCTGCTCTTAATTCTGGATCATTAATCAATGCAGCGTCTGCCATTTTTTGTTGATATTCTTCTCAATCCGCATAAGCTTGATTTAATACTTCATTATATCTTTCTTTATCGAAATTATACAAACTATTATATAGATCTTCTAATTGTTCTCTTGCCCCATTAATTTCTTCTTCATTAGCTGTATATTGATAACGATAATTTCCTTGAGTATCTCTTCTTAAACGCATTTGAGATTTATTATTTCTTGCATCCTCAAGTGCCATTCTTGCCAATTCAATTTCATAAAGTTTATTAGCTCTATCAACTTGATATTGAGAAAGCTCATCTTGTTGTTTCAATGCAAGAATTTGTTGATCCATAATCTTTTTCAACTTTTGTTGATTTGCAACACTGCTGCTTTTATTAATTGCATCTGTATATTTCTTTTCCAGTTGTCTTATTGCATAAGTTCTATTTATAGTATCTAAATATCTATCAGCATTTTTATTAACTAAATCTCATTCGGTTTTTATATACTCTAAACCTTTACCACCAGTAATTTTATTATTTAATTCTTTAAATGCTGCTTGAACAGAATTCTTTAATGCGGCGGCCGCATCTTGTAAACTTTCTATAAATTTAGAACGAAGTTTATCAGTTGCCTCAATCCAATTATTAACAGCTTTATCATATTCTTCTGTTCCCGCTTCATAAGAATCCATTCTTTTGCGCCAGAATTCTTCTTCAAGTCTTAACATATTTAATTGTTGTTCATTATTTTCTTGTTGTTGTCTATAAAATTTTTCTAATTTCGCATAAGAATCTTCACCATAATATAATTGAATCATTTTCATATCATGATTAATTAAATTAGTAATAGTTTCATATTTTTTAATTTGCTCATCAAATTTTTCTTGAACACGATCTATTTCATTAAGAAGAGATTCATGCATTTCCTTACGGAGATCATCTAAATCTGTCATAGATTGCATCAATTGAGTATAATAATTTTTTAAATCCTCTAATGCTTGAGTTCTATTATCTCCATAAACATTAGCTTCTCCAGCATCCATCCTATAAAGTTCACCAAGAACTTCATTAACATGTTTTGATGCTATTTGTATATCTCCTCTATTATTATTATTGTAATAAGTTGAAAAATCTTGAAGTCTAGCTCGTGCATTACCAAGAATATCATTTTCATTTATTCCATCAATAATACGTTTTTTCCAAGCATTTCAATCTCTTGTTGCTTGATTCAAATCAAGTGTAACTGTGATTTCTAAATTAAATTTTTGAACATTTAACTCAATTTGTTTATCAATAGCATCTTGAATAGATTGTTGTAATTGTGGTATAAAGTCAGATACTAATTCATCATATCTATCTATATTAGTTTTAAATTTATCAAAATTTTTCTTAGCTGTTTCAACAGTTGTTTTATAATTTTCCTGTTGAGCTTTTGACATTTTATTATATTTATCAATTAAACTATTTACATAATTTTCTTGAGCCTTAATAGCCTCAGAATAATTACTAATAGTACCATCTGAATTAAATTTAACTCCTTGTGCAGCAAGTTTTTCCGCTAATTCTGCTTGTTCACCGTTAGCAATTTTTAATTTTTCAGTATAATTATCAATTTGTATATTTAACAATGACCATTGCTTAGTTAAATTTTCAATTAATTTACTACCAACTAATTTTTCTTGTTGAGATTGTACTTTTTTTAATGAATTATCAACTTTTGTAATTTGTGTATTAACTTTATGATATCTATCAATATCAGTTTCAACACGTTCCATCTTATCAGGTTTACTACTTGATCCACTACCAGATTTTTTACTAGAACTTGAAGACGGACTAAAATTAGTCTTGGCGGCAGCTCCTTTGGTTATTTTAGCTTCCTTGCCAAGAGTATAAAAATCACTAGTTAAATTTTCAACAGTTTCTTCCCATGAAAGACTACCATCAATTTGTTCTCCAGTATAAGGATTGGTTCCTGTTAAAGTGTGCCTTTGAGTTGTTTTAGAACCAGGAATAGTATTCTTTTTAACTTCAACAGGCTCAATATCATCAACTTCATATTTAATATGATTGGCGTCTAAGAATTTAATTAACTCATCATATGTCATATGTGCGTTAGAAATATATTCCCTAAATCTAGTAAAATTATCTCCTTTTATTAGATCATCTTCATTTAAGCTTGTAATACTTTTCTTTAAATCTTCAATAGCTTCATTGGTTAAAGTACTTGTTTTTAATACCTGAGCACGCCATTGATCTCACATATTATCAAGACTAAGTTTTTCTAATTCTTGATAAGCAGCCTCTGCTTCTTTTTTAGTTCCTGTAAATAATTTTTTAATATTGTTTAATACTTTTGGATCTTTTAATTGACTATTATTTAAAGTAATACCCATTTTTTCTAAGTCATCAATAATTTCCCCAACAGCATCAGCAACATCATAACTAATATCTTCGCCTTTTTTTAATGCCTTTGTATAAGCATTCCAAGCGTCTTTATTATCTTCAAATACTTTTCTTCCAGCATTATAATTTTTATTAAATTCATATGCTTGGGCAGCTGCACTTGCCGCAGATTTAGTATATTCTATTGTGCTTTTTGAAGCATTTTGCAATGCGGTATCATAAACTTTTAATGCATTTTTAGAAATACCTAATTGAGTAGCTTGATCTGCTATTTCTTCATTATATCGTTTTAAATCTTCTGCAGCTCTAACCTCTTCAGAAGATTGAGCTTTTAATTTTTCAAAATATTCATCGCTTAAATGCATAAATGAACTAAATGATCCACCTAATTCATCATAAGCAGCTTTTAAAGCATCAATTTCTTCAGGTCTCATTGATGAAAAATTATATTGATCTGATTGTCCAGTTGAAATTGCGATTGCAGCTTCTGTTACATAATCTTTAGAATCAGAGCCGAGTTTTCCAATTGCTTCAGTATTTTTAATTTTTTGAACATGTTTAAGAGTATTTTTTATTGATTCTTCAGTTTGTTGTCCTATTGATCAGCCTTGAATAGCCTCTCTATAACTAACATCTTCAATATTTACCTTGTTTCCATTTTCATTAGTTCATTCTTCTGATTTTTGGTTATAATTTCAACCTAATTTTTCTTTAGCATAATAAGCTTTTATTCCTTCTTCGTTGAAAGGATTCATTAATAATGGACTAACAAAAAGATTTTCATTCGGATTTGATTCAATAAATTTTATTATATTTTCTATAGCTTGATCTTCATATTTTTCAAAATCTGTATCTATATTTGCAAAATCAGCTTGTTTTCCTATATAGCTATTAATTAAAGATTGACCAGTTTTTGTAAGTGCTTGATATGTTTCCAATTGATTTTGAGATGCATACCCTTGAATTAATTGTGCGGCTAATTGCTGTTGTTGAGCAAGCATTTCCGCACTACGTTTATTATATTCAGCTCTAAATTTTCCAACCTCTTCAGTAATATCAGATTCTTTTTGAAAACCTCATACTGACATTTTTTCAGTTTGATTAGCTGTTCCGTTTAAAATTTTCTCTGCATCCGCGAGCATTACATTAGTTTTGCTAAATACTGCATTTGCAAATTCTTCTATATTTTGTCTTTGATAATATTTAGTTAAATCTAATTTTGCTAAAGTATTTGTAGCTTGAGCTCTAAAGGTTGCTTGTTGTTTAGATTGTAATGCATTTTTTAAAGAATCTTCATTTATAGAAATTAATCCACTAGAAACATCAATAGAATAATCTTGACCTGCAAGAAGTCCTAATGTATCGATTAAAGTTTGAGCTTTTTCATTTGCGGTGATAACCGCTTCATAAAACTCAACTGTACCTTCTTTTAATCCTTCAAGACCTTTTTTAGCATCTGTATAATCTGAAATTTTATCTTTTAAATCTTGATAAGCTTCAGTTGTTTTCTTAACTTCCTCGCCAGTTTCTGCAACTGCCTCTTTTAATTTTTCTTCCTCTGATTTACCAATAATTAATTTAGCTATTCATACTCCAAGAGCAACTGTTACAGCAGTAATACCAGCAACAACTGCAGCTCATCCCCATGATTTTTCTAGAAGATTTTTAATTGCTCTTTGAATATTTGCTTTAAGTTCTGCTGCTGCATATCTTAATGTAGCAAGAGCATTTTTATCTTTTAATGCGGCGGAAGCTGCTTCAAGTGTCAATCCAGTCTTTTCAGTAGCATTTTTTACCATTTGAGTAGCAACTCATTCTTTTAATAAAGCAACGCTACTAGGTAACATTTGTTTTAATTTAGATCAGCCATTAATTAAAATTGGAAGCGTGGCTGCGCTAACAGTTAAGGTTTGAGTAAATTTATCTCAAAAAGATAAATCATTATCTCCAAATCAAGTTTTTCCAATTCCAACTAAAGAAGATCCTGCAGAAACTAAAGTAGACATACCAGAAACAACATTAGAAATTTCTACAGCTCTTTCTTTTTGTCTCAATTGTTCTTTTTCTATGGCCATTTCCGCATCAAGCTGTTGTTGTTTCTTTTCTAATGTTTTATCATGTTCTGCATTTACACCCTCTAAACCTTGTTTTACTCGTTGCACTTGTCCAACTTGAACATTCTCTTGATATGCTTGCATTTCTAATATTCGTTCTTCTTCTTTATCAGTTATTAGCATGCCATTTTCTAATTTATTTATTTCTTCGAGAACTTTTTTTTGTTCAGATTCTCAAAAAGCTATTTCTTCTACAATTTCTAATCTTTCTTCTTCTGTAAGAGTATTATCATGTAATC